CCGCGCCTGAGTGCCTTCCAGCACATTTGCGGCTGTGACAACTAGATCTGTCATTTCATAACTCCCATCCGCTATGCGCGGTTAGCTGAACGTCAACGGGCCGCTGATTTTGATTCGACCTGTAACAGTGAACGGCGTCGCTTGCGTGGCATCTTCGCTCCACTCCATAACTTCGCCAACGAAATCGACCGTTTCCAGCACGCCAAGCGTCGCCGGGTCGATGCGTTCGATTCGAACGTTGCGCTGTACCTGTAATTGCGCGTCGGCTCGTGCCGCATCTTGCCCGGTGTCACCGAAGTTTCGATTCGCCGTGAAGCTAATGGAACCCGGATTCGCCAAGTCACCGAAAAATTCCTTGATCGTGGAATCCATGTCGGTGTGTTCGATGTCGTCTTTGCTGAGTTCAGGGCCGGATGCGGCGGTGAGATTGCCGATCCGATCAAACGTGTCGGCACCCGGCAATACCCCGGGCGCGATACCCTGTCCTAAATATAGCTTGGTTTTGCTGAGAACCTTTGCCATTTCCTTTCCCTCTAAACGTCGTGAAAAATCGCGTAGTCCAAACTAACGCGTCGCACCATTTTGTCGCCAACAATTTCACCGAGGTGGCTGATATTGCCCAGTACGATTTGCTGAATTCGGGTCGCGCCCATTGTACCCACAAAATTTCGAAACACGGAATCGAACGTGTCAGCGGCTTCGGTCACCTGTTTCGATTTGCGCCCGTAGATATCGAACTGATAATTGGACGAATCCAATCGCGGCGATTCCTCCGGACACATTTCCTCGGCTTGCTCGGTCACAGACACCTGAAAAAATACCATTGTCGGCCATTCGTCGGTGTCTTGCGGCATCCATTCGTGATAAATCCGATCGCCAACCAAATCAGCGATTTGCTTCGTGTCTTTCAGGAACGCATACAGGTCGCTATGAAGCACGGCCAGCCGCCTTTTCGATTTGTCGCGCTAAAATCTTGCCGAAATTTCGCGCCGTGGCCTGCACCGTCGCGTCAAACGCCGGTCGGAGGAACGGTTGCCCCGGCCCGTTCTTTGAGCCGAATTCGACCAAATGAAAGTGATTCAACCGCGTTGCTTTCGTGCCGTGTTTTGCATTCCACAGGTTGAGCGCTTTTTTCGCTTTGTTTTTCGGGCCGAGGAATAACACCGTTCGACGTTCCTTGATTTTTTTCGTCCAACGACCCATCGCCGCTGCGGTAGCGCCGGCATCGAAACCCTTAACGCCGGTTGCCTGGGCGTTTGACTTGGCGAGCAAAAACATTGGCTTGCTCGCTTCATTCAATGACGACCGCAACGTTTTGAATCCGGTTTTTTTATCCATCGCCGCCAATTTCGCGTCGAGTTCTTGCAGCCCCTCCAATTTGATAAATCCCTCAGCCATTGAAACGCCTAATCGCCGTCAATTTTGTGAACGCACGAGCCGGATCGTTGATCGGTGATCCCGAAATGTCGAAATCGATGCCGAATTCCAACCATCGAATTCGTGCGTCGGCGCTCACGTCGCACAGTTCGACGTAGTGACCGAAAATTATGTGACTGATGTCTGCGTTCACCTGTGCGAATTGCGTCGCCTCAGTCGACGTTAGGGAGCGCACAGACACGAATATGGGGTCTGTCTCGTCGTATACGGTATCCTGCCCGCCCGCATCGTCGATCAGGGTGCGTGGTTCCAAAATCGAAACCGCTTCCCGCATTTCACTGATCGGCGTTTCCATTAAAATTCCTGAATCCGGTGCTGCTCGAGCAAATTCGATGCGGTTGTGCCAATGGGATTTTTGGTTGTCGAGTCGCGAATGTTGAACAGGTCGCCAATTCGAAATTTGATCGCGGCTTTGATGTCGGCTGGCACTCCGGCGGGATCATCCGAATACCCGACTTGGAATTGAATCACCACGGCGTTGACGACGCCTAAGTTCGTACCCGGCCAAACCGCATCGTCCGGCGGCATTACGAACGCGCCTTCGTCGTCGCTCAAATCTTCCTGATAGTCCGTTCCCGGTGCTGTCGATGTCGGCCCGGTCAGCACTTGTGGCGCACCCGTTTCGTCGATGTAGTCGATTTTGTCAACGGCGGTGGTGACGCCACCCGGCAAAAACATAAACCGATCACGCGCACGCGGATCGAACGAACGTCCGAAATCCAGCGTTCGCCTGAAATCGAAATTTTCGAAGTTATGACCGAACGCGAACACGAACTCGCCGCGTCGTGGAAAGCGGTCCATAGACAGCTTGACCGTTTGCGTAATAAACCGCCGCCGCGATTCTCGCTCGGCCCATGCGATGGCGCCGTTCAACAAATCGTTGATGTGAGCATCTTCCGCGCTACTGCTGACACGCAAATGCCGTTTCGCTTCGGTCAATGACACCGGCAACGTTGCTGGCGGCGTCACGATTTGCAACGCTGTAATCGACATGGCTACTCGCTAGGTTTGGACTTCTTTTTCACTTTGGCTTTGCCCGTTGCTTCGGGCGGTTCGATGGTCGCCGTTTCGCGTGTTGCGGCTTCTGTTTCGCCGCACACTTCCAACGTGCCGTCTTTAATCAACGATTCCAGTTGATCGGTCATTGGCAGCACTTTGTACGAATCTTTTTGACCGGCAATTCCAGCCCCGACTGTGGCGATGTAATTTCGCAGAAATTTTACTTTTACTCGTTGACCCATGACTCACTCCCAAAAAAGGGCGGCAACACCCGACACGAAAAAGGCAAACTCGTCCCGAAAGACAAATTCAAGATGCCACCGCCCAGTTCTTTCCGCAGTTACGCTACGGTGATGTCCGTCACAACGGCTGACGTGTCAATCAGGTTGGAATCGAAGCGCGCAAACGCTAAGAAACCAATCTGCAAGAAGTCCATGTATCGCTCGTTGAATCGGAACATATTGATTCCGAGAACTTCGCGAATGATGAACTCCGACAGGTCACCGAATGCAACCGGGCGATTGCCGATGGCGATGTCGTCCATTCCTTGATCGACGATGTAGTTGTAACCGTTCAACGTCGGCCGAGCCGCTTGATCCGCGATGCTGCCCAATGATTGCGGCAACCACAGCGGACGTGCGCTGCCATCGACCAATTTTTTCAGGTCGCGCAGCGTATTGTCGTTGAACACCCAACTGGCACCACGCCGACGGTATGCGGGATCGAGCGCGTGCTCCATGTCCTGCAAATCGTTGTAAGTGATTCCAGCGCCAGCCGAAATATCAACGGCAGCATCGGTCGCTGCGGTGACAAGTCCGGTCGGCTCAGTCGTTCCCGCGCCCGTTGCGAAATGCGGCGACAACGCCCGTCCGATTCTCTTTCCGAGCATCGAACCGATGTATGCCTGCAAATTCACCGCTTCGTCTTGAAGCAGTTGCAACGAAACGCGAACGAGCAACGACGTGTACATGAACGCGGTCAGGTTGCGAGCGCCAAAGACGAAATCTTGCTCACCGACTTGGGTGTTTTCGTCGAGGATGGCACCGGCATTTGCCGTGTCGTCGTTCGTTGGATACGGAATGGTGTTACCGCTCGCTGTTCTGAGCAGTTGCGGACCACCCGAACCAGCCGGATTCGCGGCATTCAACAGACCCGAAAAATCTTTCATCGTTTCCGTTATGAATCCTGCAAACCCTTCCGGCACGGTGAACCCACCCGCTGCGTCTGTGCCGACGCCTTGCGCACGCGTTTCCATTTCCGCTTGGTAACGGGTCAGCAATTCGCGCTGTTCCGGTGCCAATGCCTGTGAACCGTCGCGCAAATAGACGTTGTATGCGTCGTTGTACGCTTCCAGTGCGCGGCCTTCGGCTAACGTTCTGACTTCGGGTTCCCCGTCGTCGTCGTCGTCGTGTGCCGTTAAATCGGGAAGCCCGCCGTCGAGCTGGCCGATTGACGATGTTTCCATCGCGTGAATGCGCTCGGCATCTTCGATGCGTTTTTCCACGCTTTCATAATCGACTAGCAACGCGTCCCACGCCGTTCGTTCTTCGGGCGTGAAACCTCGGTCTTCCGTTTCCGCTGCCGAATGCATATCGCGCATTTCTTTTGCGATTTTAGCAAGCAGCTCTTTTAGTTTTTTCATGGTCGTTCCTTAAATTTTAGTGAGCGCAAAAATCAGTCGCATAGGCGTCCGGTCATTTTGCATTGCAGCATAGGCTACAAACCGGGAAATTCTGTTCGACGCAAAAACGCGTCGCGATTTCGTTTCTCCAATTCCAAATCGGCGGCAAGCACGTCGCATTCGTTTTTGTATTCGCGAAAACTCGCCTCACCAACCGACGTGGCTTGGAACGCCGGGAATGTAACCGGCGACACGTCAAAAATTCGCATGAATTTGGTAATGGTCCGAATCAACACGCCATCTTCGTTTTCGTCAAACGACGCGCCACCCGGCGCGACAATGAAACCGAAACTCGCTTGGTCAACATCGCCGCGTTGAATCGGCCCCAAAACCAAATCCCGAATCGTTTGCGTGTCCGGCAATTCGATTTCGAACCGCAGACCCTTGCTGGTGATTTCTAGTTCCAGCGTTTCGCTAATTGTTCGACCTAACACGAAATTGGCGTCGTGATTGAACAAACCGCGAACGTCGGACATGTCGGCGTCGTCAAACGCGCCCGGCATGATTTGCTCGCGAAAACCGCCGAGATTTTCGCTCAGCGATTCGAAAACGGCGGCAAGACCGACCAAAGTCGCCGCGCCATCGTCGCTTTGTCGAATTTCGACTTTGCTGTTGTAATTCCGGCACTCGTAACCTTGCGGCATTGAATTTTTCATTTATTTGTCCTCTGCAATATTTTCCCGGCCATTTCCGCGGCACCTTCCGTCTGCCATCGAATCAAAACGTTTTCGAACTCGTCCGTGTTGCGCGAATCGAAAATTTCCAATCCGTGATCGATGCAATACTGTTCTGCCGCTTCCTCGGTCAGCGCCAAATTGGATTTGACCATTTTGCGATGCGAATTATAGAAAGTTTCCAGCAATTCCGCTAATTCGGCGTCATTCGTCGCTTTTCCGAAAATTCGGCGCAATTGGATCGCTTCTTTGTTCGCACAGCGTTCGGCGGCGGTTTTGGCGAGCAAAAACATGCGTTCGTCGCCGTTTTCGTTGTCAGAATCATTTTCCGCGTCGCCGTCGCCGTCAGTGTCGCCGTTGCCGCCGTTTCCGTCGGTTTGCGCGGGTTCCTCGCCAACTACTTTCAAATTCAGCGGAACTAGCGGGTCGTCCAGCCCTTCCAGCGGATTCATGTCCTCAAATGCGCGAACTTCGTTGCGCGTCACCCATCCGTTCTGAATTCCTTTCGCGTGAACCTCGGACCGCGTTTTGATGTCGCCACGAATCAACGCGGCAACGTTGAACTTGAAAACCAACCCGTCCGCTATTTCGTCCGGCGTCAGCAGTTTGCGCGTCAATTCCTGCTCCCACCGAACGATCCACGGCATCATTGTGAATTGAACGAAGTGCGTTCCCATCATTTCCAGATTGTTGAACGTCGCTTGGCCCATTTTGTTTAGGAAATGCAACGGCAACCGGAACATTCGACCTATTTCGTCCACTTCGAATTCGCGTGTCTGCAAAAACTGAGCATCTTCGGGCGGCACGGCGAATTGCTGGTATTTTGCGTCGCCATCCAACACCAAAAGTCGATGCGCGTTTTCGCCACCCGTTTTCTTTTCGATTTGACGCCGAATCTTGTCCGGGTCATTGATTTTGCCGGGGAACGACAACAACCCGCCGGCGTGAGCGCCATTCGCGAAAAATCGCGACCCGAAACGTTGCGCGGCCAGCGTTGCGCCGAGCATTTCGCGCTGTTCGCCTATGATCGACATGCCACGATGCCGTTGCGCGACAACGCCGGAACATGCAGCACTTCTGCCGCCGGAATTTCTTGCTGCGGACTTAACGTCACGTTGTCGAATCGGAATCGTGTTCTGAAAACCAGCGTGCCGTCGTCTTTGACGATTGGACGCGTATCGGACGGCTGCAACGGCCAAAGTTCCATCGGCTCTTGCATCGCATTCCGGCGAATCCAAATGTATCCATTGCCCCACGTCAACACATGCGCTTGAACTGTTGACCTCAAAACGACCGCCGACATAAACGAATTGGGCGAAAACTTAATTCGTTGCAACGCCGGGTGTCCTCGGACGGCTGCTTGCGTGCCGTCGTCGAGGTTTTGAATCAATTTGATCGGCAATTCGGCAAGCGTGTCTGAAATCGTGTTGACGGCAGACCAAAACG